GGCTATGAACGTGCACTTGCCAATTGGCGTGGTAGCGCGTGGTAGCGCAACATTTTTCAACTGCGCCATCCGCTCCTAAACACTTTGTTTCGTCAGTGGGTTCGCTCATTAGGGAAAGGTTCTCTTCCTTATTGGAAGGGAGCTAGCTCGGAGCAGTTGTCTCATATTGTTGAGGAACTAAAGCACCTCAAAAATTACGTTTTCGCCCGAACGAGCCTTACAGAAGCGTGGCGAGAAAAAGAGTTGCTCCCAGGGAACTATTCGCTTTATACCCAGCAGATCGCAGAGCGTAATTTCGCTATTGCAGAAGCTTTCCCAGTGACGGTCCGTTCACTTAACGCGCTACGCCTTTACGAAGCGCTTGCGCAATATTTTCCAATCAAAGATTATGTTGGACAAAAGGCAAAGAAATACCTTTTGGACAGCGAAGAACTCATTGCTTGGTGCGCTTCTCATCGAGATAAAGAAAAAGAAATTTTACGGTCAGTTTTCCCTTCCTGGGGTGTGACTGCGTTATCAGTCGGAAGTCAAATTCAGCTTTCACCGGCCACTTTTGATCTTCTCATGATTGATGAGTCTTCTCAAATTAATGTGGCGCAAGCGCTACCTTTGCTTTTCCGTGCAAAGCGAGTGGCAGTAGTGGGCGACCCCATGCAGCTTGCCTTTATTTCGAGTGTCACCGAGTTAGAAGAAAAGATTGCGCGAGAGCGCGCGGAACTCACTGCAGAAGAAGCACGAGAGTATTGCTACAACAAAGTCTCGCTCTACGATTTGGCATATCGACGAGCGACGGCATGCCGCGTTTTCTTAGCGGATACGTTTAGAAGTTGTGCGCCTATCACGGCCTACTGCAGCCACTATTTCTATGGTGGAAGACTGCGTACCGCCACTGATGAAAATCGATTGAAAGTGCCCTTCCTTCGTGAGCCTGGGATTGAGTGGATCTCGGTAAAGAGTGAAGTGAAACGTGGGAGAGATGGCACGAGCTGCTATGCGCCAGAAGAAGTCGACCGCGTGGTAGAGCTCGTCAAAACACTTTTACTCGATGAGCGCTATGAAGGTACCGTCGGTGTTGTCACCCCGTTTGCTTATCAAGGAGAGGTCATCCGCGAGGCAGTTGAGGCGGAAATTCCAGAAGAGATTCTTCAGAAAACGCAATTTGTTTCGGCGATTTCGCACGCTTTTCAGGGAGGAGAGCGTGACGTGATGATTTTGAGTTTGTGCGCGGGATCTGGGATGCCGCCAGGGTGCTTACGCTTTATCGCGGATAACCCATCAATTTTCAACGTGGCAATTAGCCGCGCCAGAGCACTTTTACTTGTCGTAGGGGACTACACGTGGGCAGCGAACTCTCGTATTCCATTTGTTGAAGGACTTACCCAGAACTGGCAAGATGCATTGGACAAAACACGAAGTGAGAATGAATGGTCTGAAAGAGAGCAGCTTATCCAACATCTTCGAGAGGCAGGTCTTCCTCTTTGTGTGCATAAAAAATCAGGCGGACGTTTTATCGATATCGCGCTTGAAGACCGTTCGGTGAAATTAGCGCTGATGTTGAGCACCTCAATGCGTGAGGCAACGTACTGGCTTGATGCGGATCTTGTCTCTCAAGGCTGGCTTGCCTATCGCCTCTGGCACCATGAATTAACGGATCATTTAGAAGAGTGCGTCGGGCGCGTGGTCTCACTTTGGCAACGTGCGCATGAAGAACGTGAACCCATAGCGATGTGATGGAGCCAAGAGTCCCTGGTGGTTGAAAACATAGGCTGGATTGTCGGTGGGGGGCATCGCTGGACCCATGGTGCCCCCTCGTATGCCCCATCGCGCCCCCAATTCAGACCCCAATAAAACTGGAATAAAGAGGGGAACGTATAAGGACAATAATGGCGCAACTTCGCCTGAATGCCAAGAAAATAAAGGACTTTTCAGCGTAGGTGAAAAAAATGGGAAGAAGCTTATGAAGATAAACTGGCGGAAGGAGAGGGAGACAGTGTTTACTGTGGCACAGTCAAAGAGAAGAGATTGGATTTCTGAGACCCCAACAGAGACCCCAACGAAGAAAAAGCTAAACCCTCTTCTCAATTTCGATAAAGAGGGCTTATAAAAAAGCGAAGCTTATTAGACAACGAGCCCAATATTTTTCTATTTTAATTTCCCTTCACTATTTCCTCAAGGGCTTTTGTGACCGCCACCTTTTCCTCATCAGTGACCACAAGCTTGTCTAGTATCTTCTCCACTGCTCTGACCTTCAATGTCGCTATGTAGGCACAGTAGGCAAAGTAACCCAGCACTAGCGCAATTGGGGCTAGCCAAAAAAGTAACAAAGTTATTGCCATTTCTCTATCCTTATCAATGAGTCGTGTTCTGCTCCATGCTTGAGTAAAAGTCCTTCACCCTCTGCAACCAACCCTGCACCTTCTGTGAGTAGGCTCGAGCATCGGGCAAGTGCTTCTCGGTCAGCGCTTGCGGGACTGGCTTTAATTCGGGCTTGTAGTCTGGAGTTCGCGTTGCGCAACCGTTCAACGTCAGCACCACGAGCGCGAGCAAGATCAGTTGTGCGGTTAAGCTCGTCACGCAATAGGTTAGTCGCTTCAATAAGCCTTTCATTATGTTCTTTCCTTTCGGCTTCTTGTGCCTGTAAAACGGCGATTTCTTTAGCCTTAATCTCTCGATCGTAACGCTCCGAGGTTATGGCGTCTCCTGCCGTATACCCTGCGATGAAAATAACGATTACGACCACCGCGCCGATAATGTATGTCCTAGGATTAAACGTTGTGATCACGGTTTTGTTCCTGTATAATTAACTACGGATCATCAAAGGTTCTCTTTATAAAAGACGCCCGATAGTGTGCATTTACTCCTTTTGACACTTTCGGGCGTTTTGCTTTTCTAGCCTTCTTCGGTATCGAAATATTCCCTCTCTTTTTTCCTACGGTTCATCAGCCCCTTAGACGGTTGCCCTTTAACGTAAATCCACTTGGCGAACTCTTCGCTAGCGTGTGAATAACTTCCGCTATTGAGTAGACGTAATAGGGTTGATTTCTTGAGGTTACCAACCCCCACGTTATAAGCAAAAGACAAAAGCGCGATAAACTGCCCTTCGGTAACACCCACATTAATAAGTGGCGCAACATCGTGCTTTAAGCGGACTAGGTCGCCCCATAGAAGCTTCTCGGCTTCGTCCTCGCTGATCGTCATGCCTTCTTTAACGCCTTTTGTGTGTCCGTAGCCTATCGTTAGAACACCTGCTTGACATTTATAAGCCTTAGATCTAAAGCCCTCGAAGTCAGCGATTAACTGCTTGGCTAGCTCCAACGAATCACTACCCCATTGCGTAAATGGTTTGCCTTTTTCGATCACTGCTGCTTGCCCTCGTCATCTAGTTCGCTGAGGGTCTTCTTATCAATGCCAAGGCGTTTTAAGAATAAGTACTTGATGACTTGCATGGCAAGCGTGCCGAACCAACCTGCGGCACCACATAACGCGCCCGATAAATTCACTGGTGCGCCAAAAAACTGTGTTATCTGATAGGTAATCACACCTGCCATCGCGCTAATCGCTAGCTGTAAGAGAAATTCCGCAACTCTGAACATTTTCCCCTTCCTCACTCCGTCTAGATAGGATAGCCCCCCACCAATTGCGGCAAATAAACCGCAAATGAAGATATTGAGGATCTCATCGATCTGCTCTGGTTTCAACATCTTTTCTAACCTTAATCCAATAAAAAAGCCCCTCATTGGTAGAGGGGCTAGCGTCATTAATTACTTGCCTTCGCCGTTATCGTTGTTTTGCTGTTCTTCGCGTTCTTTCCGAGCCTTTTCTTCAGCTTCACGTGCGGCCTTAAGCTTTAACTGCAACTTACGGCGAAAACACTTCTTATTTGTGCAAATGCCTTCTTCATCCTGAGCCGAACGGCAAGTTGGGCAATGGTTCGATTCAAACATGCTTATTCTCCTTCGCCCGAAATAAGGGCTAAATATACAGATCGAGCCTTCTCAGCTTCTTCCTTATCGCCCATGATCGAGTAGGTAAGGTAGTCTTCTTTGGCGGCCGCCACCTTCGCATCGTGTGCGCTAAGTTCTTCTTCAATCAACTTAGATTCAAGTTCTTCCGCAGAAATTTCTTCAACCGACCAGGATGGGTCTTCGCCCTCACCACGCACTAAACGATGGGTTTCCGAACCGTTCGTTAATGACACCATCAACGCTTTAAGCTCGGTATCGTGAGGGGTATCGCTAAAGTGAGAAACCACCACGCCCACACATTCCGCAGCACTGCTCGGCTTCTTGATCTGAACCCACTTCTTGCCGTTCCACTTAGCCCAATTGAGCGCGTCAAAGTTAGGCTTAATATCCGTGGCGTTTTGGGGCATTAACCAATCGCCATTTTCCTTTTCGTTCTCTTGTGCAAGGCTTTCTTCTTTGTAGAAGCCTTCACTGTCAAACACATATACGGGTTTAGTATTCATGTTTCCAAACTCCAAATTGACTAATAAAAAATTGGCGGACTTGGTGCCGCGGTTAAAACGATATACCGCTAGTGTCGGGTACGGTCTATCTCTTCGAGGTCACCAAGCAGACACCGTTCCGCGTTCAAGCCCTTTTCTTTTGGTCGTGCTTAACGCTACTTAGACCGATAGGGGCGGTAAAAATAAAATGGGGCTGGATAGAAGGCGATACCCTCGTTATTCCGCCCCAAGAAATGAAAAAGCGTAGATCCCACCGAGTGCCGTTGAATGCACTGGCGTTATCTACGCTTTCCCTTGACTTAGCCCTTTCCCCAAGCCTTCGTGCCTTCTACATCATTAAGACTTGATGATGAAGAAAGCCCTCATCGATGCGCTTTGAACCGTTGATGATTTGCCGTATACGCCGTTAGCCCTGCTAGCAGAAAACGCCAATTCCCCATACGTATTGCTTGTTTTCGAAGGCGAATAAACCGAGTAGCTGAAAGAATCCGTGACCGATCTAGTAGATAACGCGCCAGATGCGGCGAAGGCAACCCCTGCGCCAGAAATGTTCGTATCTAGCTTTGTAGCCCCCGTTATATTCGGTAACCCTGCTTCCATGTAAACGCCAACTTGACTCGCGTCAGTCGTACCTTCAAGCACTCGACCCATCAAGTTCGGCAACGTTACCGTAGTCGATCCGTTGCCACGGAACGCAGGTACGCTTGCCAAAACCGCGGCCAATTCGGGATATTGCGAACGCCGAATAGTCGCGCCATTACACAACAAATAACCCGAGGGAACGGTTCGACCTGCCCACGCAACGAGAGTGCCTGGCAGCACACGTCCGCCAAACGGCGCGTATCCCGTCAGCGTATTAGTAAGAATCGCGTTAATTAAAAGCTTCGCAATTGCAGGGCTTAACAAGCGATCACTTACCGTTGTTCCTACGGTCGCGTCACTAGCCGTTGCGTAAACCGTGTTGTTTAACTTCGGCAACGTTACCGCGCCGTCCGCGATCTTTGCCGTGGTTACCGACTTATCCCCTAACTTAGCCGTCTTAATCGAAAGATCGGCGATAGCGTTAGGCACGTAATTCGAAATAGCCTGTTTAAAGTTCGCGTAAAGCTCCGTTGCGTTAATCGTTGCGTTAGCGTTGGTGTTATCCGCAACGAACTGACCGATGGTGTACCCTGCGGCACCACCCTGCGCCAAAATAAAATTAAACTGCTTAGACGAGGCAATACCTGACCCGAACCCTGTCTTTCGGGCGTCTAAGTTATTCCACTCTTGAAAGTCGATGACGTTCGCCGTATCACCGTTGGCAAATGGTAAAAGCTGATTTGTTGCCATTATTAGCCCTCAAATAAAAAAGGTTAGCCGTTATAGCTAGCCTGTAAATCCTTATGTATTCGTTTAAAGTCCGCCTTCAACCGAAAAGAAGGGAAACCACGAACCGCCGTCCAAACCTTGAACGCTTGCCGTTTGATAATCGAGACCAAACCAAGGGTTGTTATCCGTGATGTTCACGCCAACCCCTGCAGAAACGATATCGATAATTCGGCGCGTGATTAATTCCCAAACGATGATCGGGGTTGTTCGCTTCGTGAGGTTAATTGCGATCTCCATCGTTTGGTAGTCCTGCAGATCGATCACCTTGGCGTCTACCCCGAAGTGGGAAAGAATCTTAGTAATCAGTTCTGGCAACGTGCCGTTGATACCGTCCCAATGGTTAATCAATACCTTCGACTTAAGGACGGCGCGATAAATCTCATCGTCTAATCGGGTAATCCCATCATCTGGATCGTACGGCTGTTTCCATACGCCTAAATCTAGCCCGATACCGTCCTCATCATCTAAGGCGAAATAAACCCCTGTGAGGCGTAAAGGCAACTCGCGCGATACCCCAATACGAACCCCTAACGCGTCTAGTTGATCGCCTATTGCGTAATCGAGGCCAAAATCGCGTTGCATGTCGGCGAGGCGTTGTCGCTCGATCTCGTTATGCTGAGTGAGCAAATAAACCAACTCTTTAAACTTCGGCTTATTTCGGTGCGCCCCTGCGATTAGTTTCGTGTATTGGTTTTCATGGGTCACGCTTGCACCTCTACTTGAATGTCGTCAACGGAACACTTCGCCGCTTCGTTCCACAAAACTGGAATACTCTTAGTTGCGAGGACTTCACCCTTTCGGGCTAAAGCGATATCGAGCAAGTCGAAACGAGTGTCCACATCTTCGGGGTTTACCGCCACCGAAAGCGTGCGAGCCACATTAACCGCTACGCCAATCGGCAAGCTATTTATGTAGGTCGCAATGCGGTTTTTAATCTCGTTATCGACCGAACTAAGGTAATCCTGCGAGGGCTTAATCTTGACCTTAACGGCAATGTCGACCACCTTCGGACGGCTAAACTTAACCGTGTTTGGGTAACCGTAAGAATCTTGATAGACCTTAGTAATATCGCCGTGCGTGCCTGTACCCTCACCCTTCTTGACGTAAATCGTTTTGGCGATCTCCTCGGCGTCTCCGCCGTCCACAATAAGCGCAACAGTATGTCCTGGCACTCCGTTGTTATCGATCGCGCCAGTGTCGTTCTTAACCCCTGCTACTCGCGTTACCCCTTTAAGGTTGAGTAGCGAAGCCTTAATGCCGTCCCAAATCGATACGCTAGGCAATGCCGTGCTTCGGGCTTGTCGCGCTCGTAATGCGCTATCGGTTTCTTCGTTCGCGCCCTCGATCGCGTCCTCTTTATTAAATACGCGCTGCCACCCTAGGGTCGGCGTCCCGATCTTATTGATCGATCCGCTTACGGCTTTCGTTGCTCCTGCATCTTCGGCGATTGCGGTGACCGTGATCTCGCCCGATGTCGGAATAACCACACGTTCAGGCAAAACCCAACGCTTATTAAATGAATCGATCGCAACGCCGTTGATGATCTCCGCCCCTGCTTGCCCGATTAAGGTCAAGTCCGCTTGCGACTTCGTGGCATGGTGCCGCACTACGCCGTTTTGAGCGCACACACTATCAAGCCCTAAGCCCTTAGCAGTACGAGGCGAGAAGCTCGCATACGTGGCTGCACACTGCGCGTTGGCGTTGTGGCGCGATAAGGCAATGGTCGCTAATAGTTGCCCGTCCGCGGTATCTGGATCGAGGTTAATATCTTCGCCAAAGATACTGCGTAGCTCGTTCTTAAAGTAGTCATAGACCTCTTCGTAGCTCGGAACTTTAACGCCGTCAGCTGTAAGCTTAAAAACTGGATCTTCAATCATTACAAAACCTCTTTAATTTCAGCTAGACCGTAAGGCGTTAAGATTTCAGCCGTTACCGTTAAACGGCGTTCGTCAGGGTTCAAGATCGTTTCAAATCGCGTGATCGATAGAACACCCTTCGTTTCTAAAATACGGCTTCTAAGAACAACGTCCACTGCGTCATGCTTGCCTAAAATCTCTTGTAGCCACGGCGTGCCTTCGTTTAGGTCTAAGAACCATTCCCCACGCCATAACTGAAGGCGAGTAGATACGTTCTGCGCAACCCCTTCGGCGGTGTCTTGGTAGAAGTCCATAGCCCCATGACCGAACGAGTAGTCGCCGTTTTCGTCCATTTTCCGAACCTTCATTTTTCCCCCAATAAGAGTTATTTCGGTGCGCTCGTGGTGCCGCCACTATCGCCAGTGTGAACATGGCTTTGTAGGCTAATGTCTCCTGCCTTAACGTCCTTACTCGCGTTAATGCCACCAGTGAAGGTTGCCGTAGCCCCACCACTGCCGCCTCCTGTAATCTGACCATTAAGCGCGATGTTCGGAGCGGTAATCGTTGCCAAACTGCTAGCGTTAACCGTGAACGTGTCGCAATTAATAACCGTGGTCTTGGCGTTAACCGTGAACGTATCCACGTTAGCCGTGAACTTGGTCGGCGTGGTCAAGGTGAATTCATGGTTCGAGGGGTTAAGCTCGAAGAAGGCGACCCCGTCATTCGATCGCAATTGAACCGCATTCGTGCTTACGTTCGGGATAACGTTCGGTTGCGAGTAGACGCCCACAATCGCGAAACCGTCCGATAAGTCGTGCATGCGGATTTCGACTGGCGGTTGAACCCCTCCGTTTTGCCACCATAAGTCAATAGCACGGCTAGAGAAGACCACCAAGCACTCATCGCCTTTCTTAATGGGAAAGGTTAACGAGCAACCACCACCACGAGGAAAGACCACAGGGCAATCTAAAAGCAAGGGTAAATTCACGAGTTCGATCGTGCCGTCTTCTTTAGGTATCTTGCCTTGGATCGAGGGCTGTACCTCGCACGTCATCGCTACGCTATCGAAGCTCTGGACGATCGCAGGTAATGCCGTCCAAATCAATGTTTGTCGACTATTAAATAGCTGATCGAACTGCAGGGCTTCGTTCTGAAAGAAAACGTTAGGATTCATTCGCTCATTACCTTCTTAGCTGTTCGCCATGGTCGACATAACGGTGGGCGTCATCGGCTTAATCGAAGCGTTAACCCCTTCGCAAATCAAAACGCAATACCACTCGGTGCCGCGTGTATCCCCTCGGATTTCGCGCGAAAGCACTCGATATAAACCGTCCGCGCTTTCCATGGCGTTAGTCGAGGTGTTAATAGTCTCGACCCCTTGGTTGACGTCCGTTTTATATGCCTCTCGTTGAATCGAAGCGTTATCGATCTGGATTAAGCTATGAAAATCGAGGCGCGGATCGAGTAAGCAAGTAAGCTCAATTCCGTTAGCCGTGATCTTCGGGCGACCGATTAGCCCCGTTTGTGCATTAAGAACGATTACGTCTTTATCTTTGTCGTACGTTGGGGCTTTAGGCACGGCAATAATCCCATCGTTACCGTAGCCCCAATAAAAGCCGTTCGTATCGCATATGCCGTTCATTGCTCGTTCACTGAGCATATAAAGGACTTTTCCGCGTGGTAACCGCCCTTCCATCGTTTCGTCTGGGTGGGCGATTTCCTTCACGCCTTTATCCTTCATCGACTTCGCAATAATCCCGAAGACCTCGTTTTGTGTAGCCCCTTTAGGAATAGAGGCGTTAACGACCGCGTACTGATGGGCGTGATCGCCAGTAGCGCAAACCAACCGCATAAACGTATCGGTTTCGCTTTCGCGGCCAGTCGATTTCCACCACAAGTCCCCTCGGAAAATAACCCCGTGGTCATTCTCGTACCCTGCCTCGATGATCACCTGTAGCTTATTCTTCGGGTCGTACGTGGCGTTCGGGTCGATATGAATGCGATCAACGGTAGATTTAGCCACGTTATAAACCGTGATTTCAGCCGTGCAAGGTTTGCCTACTAACTGCTGAGAGATACGAAACTTAACGCGAAAGTCCGAAAGGTCTAAGGCTTCTTTATTGTCGTTATCGGTCGCCACGTACAAGCGAAAGTAACGAAGCCACTTCGCGTTATTAGTCATCTTCATCGCTCCAGTAGAGGTGCAACGCCTTGCCCATATCGCTATAGCTCGGCTCGGCGTTCTTGTCGCCGTCATAAACTGCATAAAAATGCCCAAAGCCTAGGTGCTGATACTGCGAAAACAAATCAACCCCACAAACAAGAGGCACGCCATAAACTGCACGCCCCTTATTTAAGCTTTCTACGTCCATAAACCAACCGCCACCCACCGCGTTAAGGTAGATAAACCGCAACTTAAAGCGGTTATCTCCTAGCGTTACTGTGAACGATTGCGCCCCACTACTCAAGGGGATCTCCATAAAAGCCATGACTTAAACCCCTTATTTAGTTAATGCGTAGCAAGGTCTTTTGTGCTTGTGTAGCGGACTTATTCCCTTGATCGACTACGCCACCAGTTCGGCTAATATCCTGTTGGATCGAGGCTAGGGCAACGGTTCGCGTGGTCGCTAATAAGATCTCTTGGAACGTTACCTCGATGATGGCCGCGTTCTCAGTGTCGACCGTGGTCGTTGTCTGGATCTTGGTAATAATGACGTTGTCATAAACGCGCTTGCCCGTAGAAAGCTTTAGCTGTTGCCGTTCTTCCTGCATTTTGAGCAAGCGTTTATAAACATCGTTAGCCGATTCAAGCCCTCGGAAAATCGAGCTGTCTAAGACCGAATTTAAGAGGCGAGAGGAATTAGACCAACCAAAAGAACAAACCACGGTCGCTGGTTGTTTATAGGCGTGATCGCTAATCTGTGCGCCTGTATCGACTGGGTGGGTCGTAACCGTTACCTCATCACTATGAAACTCGGAAATAGTTACATCGGGGATAATAGACTCCCCTGTAAGACCACCTAATAGATCGCTCGGCTCAATCGAACGCTTCACGCCTAACAAAAGTGCTTGTAAAGAAGCCATGATTTAGTCCTCTTACATCGTTACGGACGGCGCACGGTACAAAGCCTCTTTCGTGTGCTTCTGCACTTCGTCAGATACGAGCTTAGGATCTCGCGCCCCGTTAACTTGAATGTTCTGATTAATCACTACGCTATTGCTCGAAGCCACCTTCTTGTCCGAAACATCGTACCTAAAGCGTTCTTTCGTCTTAGAGGCTTGTTCCGCTTCGGCATAATACGCGCCCTTATTGACGCCCATACCGAGCATGTCGGCGGCACCACGACCATTTTCATGGTCAATGATCGCCATCGTTAAGGCGTACAACTGGCGAGGATCGCTAAGATCCAATCGAGAACGACCGCCAATATCTGCCTTAAGCGTCTTACTCATCGACTGCGCGACTGCTTGAATATAGGCTTGCGTGTTGTTTTCGTTGCTCGGCGCATAAAGACTAAGCAAGCTTTCAACGTTTTCAAGCCCTGCGTTCTCGTAGCGTTTGAGCTGTTGCATGAGCTTTAAGACGCCCTCGTTCATCGTGTCGTAGACGGCAAAACGTCCGTCAGATTTTTCGCCACGAAGCGCTACACGATTGCCAGGATTGTTGTTGCGTATGCCACGAGCGCGCGCGATCTTTTCGCGTTCCTTATCGCCCTTGTACATTTCACGCAATAACTGCGAATCGAGGCTTTGCCCTTGTGTCGCTTGGTTCTGGCTCGGGGAATTTGGTTCCATCTTGGGGGTCGCGTTTTGCGGCTCCTGCTTGCTCTCTTCCTGCGCTTTAATCTTCTGTCGCGCTCCTTCGCGGTTAGCCTCGATTTGGTCTGCGCTAGCGTCCCATACGCGGTTAACCTCGGACTTGCTGAATCGGTCTTGGCGGTAATCTTCAATATCGTCATACCACTTCGCCATGTGGTCGATCCCTAAGTACTTCGTGAGCTTATCGCCCCATCCTGTACCTTTAAGCGCGGACTTAATCAGCTTTGCGCGACCGAGCGCTGCATTCTGGATCGAGCCAATGCCGATTTGTTCGGCAACGTCTTTAAGGAATTTAAAGCGATCGATCTTCTTGCCGTCCGCGCCAACGCCACTAAAGAGGCTATTCATAAAGCCCAAGACTTTCGGCGACTTATCTTCGACCCATGAGGCGAGGTTTTCTAAGCTCTTATCAAGCCCTGTTTGCTTAATAAAGTCGACCGTCATTTGCTTACTCGCCATACCTAGCGAACTAATGATTCGATCGAAGGCGTTAGAAAGGCGGTTCGCTACAACGGCGTTATCGTTTAGCGTGTTGCCAAGCCCTGCGTTCGCAACCTTGGCTTCATTGATAGCCTTCAAAAAACCATCGCTGATAATGTCGTTATATGCGCCACCTAGCCCGATCGCGTCAGCTTGCATTTTTGCGTAGGCGGCACCATGGGACTGCGTTAAGTCCACTAATCGGGTTCGTATGTCCAACATAACGTCCGACATATCCCGAAGGTTGCCCGTGGCGTCATAAAGATCAACGCCTAAATTCTTCTTTAGGTATTGTTCAAATGGCGCGCCTAAACTAATAATTTTCTCCTTGAGATTGGAGAATGCCCCTGCTACCGCGTCAACGTTTCCGCCCGACCGTTTCATGGCTTGCAAAATATTCTGCATGCCCACTAAGGACGAACCCACGTTACGCGATTCAATGTAAAGCTTATTTGTGTCGTAAACGGATTTAGCGAAAGCGGCCGTAACTGCTGTTCCAACCGCTAACGCTCCCTTGGCGATAGATTTAAAACGAATGTTCGTTTCTTCTACGCTATTGTTGAACTTCTTCAAGCCGTCCTTATCGACCGAGAAGCCGAGCTTGACCAAGAAGCCTTCTAATACGCTAGCCATCGTTCATATACCTCGCGATCTCGTTCTTGTTGTGTATCTCGTTATCTAAATAAGCGTTCATTAAAAGAACGTCCTCAAGGGTTAACGTGCCATTGATTAGGCTTTCATATCTGCACATACCCTCGCGAACTGGGCGCATTAAGTAGTCCAGCCCATCGGGTAACGTAAGTAACCGGCTTTCAAGCTCTGGATCGATTACGCCGCTTTCTCTTCGTTCGAGTTGAAAAAGACGGCGATAATAGGGCGGATCTCACGAGCCAGTACGTGCATGACGAGCTTTAACGCGGAGACGATGTCGAGATCGTCATACATCAACGCGCCATCGACTACCAACCGCCCAAAGCCTCGATCGTGCTTAACCTCAACGCAACTAAGGCAAGTATTAACAACGCTCTCGAAGTCGTTGCGTGCCATCATCGAAAGGCGATAAAGAGTAGGCTCGGAGGCAAGAAATAGGTTCTTAATCTCGTCAACGTACTCATCGGGCGAAACTTGGTTTTCGTCCTTAGACGCTTCGATAAGTTTGGCAACGTGTCCTAAGACCTCACCGAAAAGTGAGGGGGCTAATGGGGCGATCAATCGTGCAACATGTAACGCGTCAGAAAGACTAAGCTTTCCAACGCGGTACTCACGAGACCCGATAACAATAGTTTCAGGCTCAATTTTCATGATTAGTAAGTTCCAGTGATCGTGTCGATCTTGCCACAGTCAAAAGTCCATTCAAGGGTCGTACCGTCTTCGCTATAGGTGCGATCGGGTTGCTTCTTGAATGCCACGCTTCGAGCCGTTACGAGTTCCTTGTTACCGCTATTGGTGATAGCGATAGCGTTGTTACCCCACGCGCTAGATGAGAGGGCTTGTGCGTCATACATCGCCTGTAAGATCTTGTTCACTGGCGAGGTATACAACAAACGAACCGTGATCGTTCCCGATTTGTCCTTGCGCAACGAGTGCATAACCTCGCCATCAGCCCCGACCGTCATGTTGTTTCGGTCTTGGTTGAGGGTAACGGTAATGCCTTCTTTTGCCACGGACGAACCGTTGCCAAGGTTCACCACGCCACCAACGCCAGTAAGTGTGGCGTTAACGTCCATAAAAGAATAAGTAGCCATTCTCTAATTTCCTCTTATCGGTTAACCGTAAGCGTTACGTCCACAAAGTGAATCGCGCCCTTCAACTTAATTGCGCACTGGATCGGTGGGGCTTTACGTGCCTCACGATCTGCCACACTCTGCTCGTCCATCGGCGAGATATAAACGTAGTAGCCAGTCGACAAGGTATCGCCACGTTCTAGCGCGCCGAAACCGTCCGAGTTCCAAACCCCTGCGGAAATAAGACCATTTGCCACGCCTTGATCCAAAGCCTTGGAGATCGTAGCCACCAAATCGGTCGAACCCGATTCGTCCTGCCCCACCTTCTTCGCGCTGAATAGCAAGTTCCAAACGGCGGTCTGAACATAGTTCTGCAACCAGTCCAAGCCGTGGCGTTCGTCAATGTACCAACCGCCAGACATTGCGCCTTCCTGCAAGATCGCCGTGTCGTTGTCGTAGTTAACGAAAACGTTGACGTTCTTCTTCTTCAAAGAAGCGGCCTGAGAGGTGCGAAGGTTTTCCGCGGTAATCGTGGGACACTGCTTGAACTTGAGTGTAATCGTGGTATTAGACCCTGCGAAGTTGATCGTAGACATGCGCCCGAAAATGCTCACGGCCGCATGGCGGTTTGTCGAGCTATAAGCCGTAAGGGTTCTATTAAGGGCGGCTCCTGCGAGTTTAGCCCCCAAAGAGTTATCCTGAGTGCCGTCAAGTTCGGCGGTATCCGTCAAGGTGAAAGCAACAATACGGCTGGGTTCAGCAGCTTCAATGGTCGAAGCAACGGCTAAGGCGTCCTCTTCCTTACAGTCCACTGCGACATACAAGGCGTACCAAGTCGGAAAGTCGAGCAACTTATTCACTGCGTCAAGCAAGCTTTCGGCTGCAACACCGCTAACCTTGGTAGTGCCTTTATCAAGCCCCATGAGGGTACTGAGTTCGGTTGCCGTGGCGTTAGCTACTTTCGATTCAATGCCAGTACTAGAGGCAATGATCGAAAAACGCTGACCATCAAAAACGCACTTACCCTTTCCGTTTAATCCCTCGGTAATCTTTGAGGCAACGCCGTTAAGGTTCGATTCTGCGCTAAGGTTGACGTTCTTAACGCTAACCTTCGAGCCGTCAATCTCAACGTCAAAAGCCCCTGCGGTAATAGCATTAAACGGCGCGATTTCCTGCTGATTAACGGCAAGGATTGCACCCTTCAAAAGACCACTAGTCGCCTTGTTCGCCCAACGCCCGATCTGCACTTCCTGCGGTTTCGGAGATTGAGAGAAGAAAGCCACGGCGGCCTGATATTCGGGCGAACTAGAACCGAAGGCACTAGCGATATCGCCTAACTCGCTAGCACTGTAAGAAACAATTCGAGTATCGGTATCGATTGTTTCGCTCGTCCCCAAAATCAACGTAGCCCCGAAATTACGAAGGGCGGCCGCTTTGGGCGACATTTCCACTTTCACATTAACGACCTGTGAAACTGGTAAAGTAGGTTTCGTCATAACTTACCTCTTTCGTCTGTAATAAATTCCACGTCTGCACTCGCGATCGAGCGCACACCATACGTTCTTGTTACCGAACGCCCAACGGTAAACACCACGCTAAAGCCATCGACCCACTGCGAGTTCACTAGTTCGGGTACACGCAAAATATCGTCCGCCACGCTTTGAACCGTTAGCCCATAGCGTTTAAGTTCGCGGTTGTTCTGCGTAACCTGTATGCCCTCTCGAAATGTATCAGCCAATAAAAAAGCGTTGCCACCGTAAAAAGTCGCAACGCATTTAAGAGACTGAAAAGAGGTTTTAGTGATGTTGTCGTTCGCCCCTGCCTTATCGGGCTTAAAGCCCTTTTGGTATGGCGTGCCGTCCGTCTTAATCGAGGTGATACCGATCGCGCTCCAGTCCTCGCCGATCTTCGGTTGGGTGCCGCCTTTCGGTTGCCAACGCTTACGAACCTTCGTTTTATCTAGCCCCGTAATCGAGGCAAGGTAAATACGCAAAACGTCCGTAGGCTCGTTGCCATCACACGTAAGATCTGGCAAAACACCCTTTCTGGTCGAATCTGTAGCGCGGTTGATTTCAACTTTATTCATCGTCTACTACGTCCTCGGGGATACAAATAAGGCGAATCATTCCTTCGCCAAAGTGCGAATAATCGACCTTATCTTTAACCGTGTAACGCCGTCCGCGATACTCCAACGAATCAAAGCCCGTAGCCGTAAACCCTTCGGGGGCTAACTGCGCTAGGTAACGAACGAGGATCGATCCAGTACGCCGTAGGGCTTCTGGTAGTCGCTCGATAGTGTGGATATCTGCCGTGACTACGGCGTTAATCTCAGTACTAACACGCTCTTCCCATACTGGGTTACCGTTCTCGTCCGTGGTCTCAACTCGGTTAATGAGGCGAATCGAGCTAGTAAAAAGAGGATCGTTAAGAACCTCAGATAGATCTAATAACGCCATCGCCTTAATCCTCTTCGATCACAATGCCTTGAATCGCCTGTCGCAACGAGCCAGTATCAATAAGGGGCTTCATCGTTGCAGGGTCTTGGTTCGGGTTGCGCTTTAAACGTTCGCGAATAGTCATCGGCGAAAGTGGCGCAAAGTCCGCTTTAACCATGTACTCTTGAACGCTGGCCGCAGCGGTTAGTGCTGCCGCCTCCATGCGCTTATCAAAACCCTTTAGGTCGTCACTTAGGGCTTGTTCCATTGCCCCTCGCATTAACCCCGATATCGTCCCCTTGTTGTACTGTACCCCTGTCTGTAAGAAAGGACGGGGCGGAATGTTTTCGTATGGCGAGCCGAATTCATGCTTAAAGCCAAGCTGTGAATTGGTCGGCTCATCGCCACCGCGGACACCGCCGTCAGCCCCTTCGGCTACACCTACATAAATACGCGTTCGGCGTATTTTGTCGACAATGCGGTTAAGGTCTCCAAGTCCGCTTTTCGTTTTGGCGATAGAGGCGAACGGCTTGTTGGTCATAACTGCACGCCCCCTGCGCCGAAGAGATACATAAGATCCCAAAGCTCGCGACCGTATGCGGTTGTGTTGTACAACCCTGCGTCCGCATTAGACCCCTGCGAAACGTCAAAGCTCACACTTGCGCCATCTACGGACTTGCTATTAACCACACCCAAGGCGTTTCCATCAATGCCGTTACCACCCGAAGATGACGAACCCACCATCTTAAGAAAGTGGGCTACGTACAAACAAATCGCGTGTTCGCGCACAATGTCGTCCGCCCATACCTCTGGATTAAAGAAGGCATAGGCAAGGTTTAAGCGGATTTGAACGGCGGTATCGGGATAAAGTCCTTCGGTAAATTCGGGGAAATGCTCCCTAAACTTACTGATCGTTAGCTTTTCCTTTGCCACGGTTGCTCCCTCGCTTAGTAGGCTTTTCGGTCGAGGATTCGGGCGCTTCCGTCTGCGGTTCTTCCGCCTTGGTGCCGCCTTCTTCCTCTACGGTATCCGCCACGTTCTGGGCTTCTTCGTTAGGTGGTTCTGGCGTTTCCGTCTGCGGTTCGACTGCTTCGGGTGTGCCTAAATCCTCACAAAGAAGAGAACGTGAGCGGATAAATGCGTTTTCGGCGACTTCGTCCTTGACCTCGTAGGGTTCGCCTTTCTTGAAGAAGAAATCTTCATTAGGCACGCCCTGCTTGCGCAAGGTAAAGAACACTGGACACTTTAAAATTATCCGCTTCATCGTTTCGCTCCTTAGTTGGCGAGAACGCCGTAAAAGACCATTTCGGGACGGACGAACTCGACCGCGCCCATTGCGCCAAAGTACGGAACGCTCTGTTCAAACTGGTTGTACTGCACTGGCAAGGACTGCAACTGCACCAATGGGAAACGAACAACGTCCTCTTTCTTCGTGTAAGCCACGATACGAGGCTTATCAAAGAAATCTTCGCTAGCCAACCACTTGCAAGGTGCAATGGTCAACTCGTTTCCGTTAGCCTTCGTCAAAGAGTTTTCCAAAACGAAGTTCAAGAGGTTCATCGAGGTATTCGGCAACTGAGTACTAACCAAGCTAGCAAACACGGACGGTGGCACCAAGATGTTGGTCGGCAAACGGGTGTAGTTCGTAGCCTTCCAAGCTTTATCAAGAACGCCGTTAAACTGCTCGATAACGCTCTTAGCCGAAGCTGTCGGATCGAACTTGCCGATGTTGTGAGCCATAACTTCGTCATCGTTGTTAAGCAAGCCCTTAACGCCCAATTCCTTATCGCCCACGTAAACCTGAGCATCGATATCGAGCTGATGTTTCATCTTCATAGCGTTGTACTTCTGGGCGTCAATCGGGCGACCTGCCTGTTGAGCCTTCATAAGTTCAAGCACGGTATAAGAAACAATCATCCCCCAAGGGGTCAACGGTTGCATTTTCTTTTCGTTGGAAACGCTAACACGTGCAGGGGTATTGCCAGAAACGGAAATCCAAGACTTGCCGCCGTTAGACGTGCCAGAAAAACCGCCAGCGTAGTTAGAAACGATGAAAGAAGAAACTTCATCGGCGGCCGTAACGTCAGATCGCAAATCGATATCACGCGACCACGTGGTATCAATGATCGGTTCGTAAAGCGTCTGATCAAGGCGTTCAAGTTCACCAATAAAAAACGCGCCAGTAGAAGTTACGGCCGCGTCATTAAAACGTTGCGTCATAAGGTCTCACCCCCTTATTAGATGTTGAAAGAGATTTCAGCCAAGCCGTCAGCGTCAACCGCGCCCATGAACTGTGCGCCTTCGATCGCCGTCCCTGCGGCTTCTGCCGTAACTTCGCCCTTGGCGGTCAAATAGACCTTGTCGCCGAGTGCAGGCGTTCCGCCCTTGCACTTAACGGCTACGTAGCCCTTGCGCAAAACGCCAATCGGTGCGCCTTCGGTCGGGTGCTGATCGCTTGTCTGAGCTTGTCCATAGAAGCGGACGGAAAAGCCGTAGACCTTCCCCGCGTCTTCAGCCGACTTGCAAGGGGTGATGGCGTTCTTTGCGTCATTCACCTTCACAGGAAAACCAAAGGCGACCACTGGGGCTGCCTTGTCGTTGAGTTTCGTTTCTACTAAGTTCGTGTAGTACGCACGCGTGAGTTCACCTGCGAATCCACGCGGCATGCTAGTGCCAATAAATTGAGCCATTACTTGTTACTCCAAAATTTGTTGTACATAGCGTTGAGTTCGGCGTTAGACTTGCGCCCCGAGGGTTGCGTCATCTTGCTGTCGCCGATCTTGAATTTCGGGTTCTTGCTAGCGCGTGCCGTGGCAAGCGTTCCCTTGAAATAAGCGTCCAAGAGTTCGCCCGTTGCGCCATCGACCGAATCCCCGAACTGGTTAAAGCCCGATTTCTTGATGGCGTTGCGCTTCAAGCGTTCGAGCATGTTCACGGTGAAACGTCCGTCCTTAGAGTCGGCGGTCGGCTTCTGAATGCCCTCGCACAGTTCCTCGGCGTCCGCGATCACCTGCTTTGCCTCATCGGGGTTCACGGCTTCTTCGTCTTCGTCCGCGACCTCTTCCTTCTTTTCCTCTTCGGCTTCGCCTTCTTTCGGCTCTTCCTCATCGGCTAAAGGTTCTTCCTTCGGCGCGTTAAGTCGTTGATCGATCTCGGCGAACTTCTCGAGGATCGAGGCAAGTTGCTTTTCGATCGCGTCCAAACGGCTAACTTCGGGTTCGGGCGTGGCGGTTGCTTCTGCCTTTTCGGGCTGTGCTTCTTCCTCGTCCTTAGCCGTGATTTCGACCGTGTCTAGAGTTTCGTTAAACCCTTCCTCGTTGCCGTCCTTAAAGAAACGGCGAAGCATGGTTTTAAGACTTGGTGTCATCTTTTCGTCCATAATTCGGCAGGTGCTTCCGCACCGCCCTTCTTTAACAATCGCAAGGTGGTTTCCCACAATGCCCCTGATATGCCCTTGTCCGTTTCCGTCATCGATCACCTGAGCGTCATACCCACAAGAAACCTCCTCATAGGTGCCGCCTTCGACAAGATCGATCCCGTTCTGCGCGGTCAAAAGCAAATCGGCGAGAAGTTGGTCGGATCGCTCCCCTTCTCCTCGCCGAACATTCTTTAAGACCCCTATACTTCGCCGTTGCCAGTTACTAGGGTCGACAAACTCGGAATGCCCGATAACTACGGGCTTGCCCTCAAAACTTGCGATAGTCTCGGGGTTAAACAACTCTTCTTCCGAGCGCGAAACAAAACACTTGCCAATCGCGTTAGGCTTAATTCCGCTTTGCTCGGGCGAGTACTCAAAATTTCCAGTCCGAGAAATCGCGACGTCTTTGCATAACAAAAAGCCCTCGGGGGTTTTCTCCTTCCGAGGGCTTAACTTTTCCGTTGTGTATATCTTTGAATCTTTAAATCGCATTTATTCTCCTCTGCCGTCATCAAACATCGATTCAGGGAATAGAGGCGAAGCCGTACATCTACAGTTAAAGACGGTGCCTGGGTGGGCGCGTATCGCTTTTCCGTTCTTGCCTATATCGCAGATCGGTGGCTCGTCCCACTTATGGAACGTTCCGTTTAGATGGGCGTGCATGCCACGAACGCGACCGTCTCCGCTCGTTTGCCAGATATAACCTTCACTGCCTACTGCCCTAGCTCGCGCCTCGGTAAAGTTGGCACGCGCTCGAGCGCATTCAGTTCGGGCTATCCTTCGCGCCTTGTACTCGCCTATGTCTTTCCAGTGCGTACGAATGTCTTCTACGAAGTCTTCAAATCGAACGCCCTTTCTCATCGCCTCTTGCGCCCATACGTGAACCTTCTCAGCAGCGAAACTCGGTAAGGTCTTAATAAGGCGTTCTTGCTCCTCTTGTAAGGTATCGAACACCTTGCCAGTCCCTGCCTCTCGTAACTTATCGGCGACCGCACGGTTTAATTTCTTGCCATGCTTGCGCCACTCTCTTAAGTCCGATTCCGATGCACGCGTTAGCATTCGTTTAGAAACGTCTAACGCCCAATCGGTTAGATCACCCTCGAGGACGTCCATACGAGAATAAAAAGACTTGAGGCGGTTAAAGTTTCCACCCTCTGAGGCGAGTTGCTCGATCGCATCGCGGATAACGTCCACCACGCTAAACAACTGACCTTCGTACCATCTAATCGTTCGCTGTAAGTAGCGATCTTCTTTAAATGGTTTCCGTCTTATCTTCCTCATATCGATCACCCATCATTAGGTCGGCTTTCTCTTGTTCGGTGGCCAGTGAGATTTCCTCATCGGTAATCGTGGCAAATAACCCCGTAACGTCCGATTGCGCCTTCAATTCCTTAAGCGCGGTTTCGAGGCTAATTAAGCCCTCGGCGTAAGAGTCCTTGATCGCATTAACAAGAGAGGTTGCAAGTACCGCCTTATCGGTTTGGGTAACCTGCCACAAGCTCTTAAACTCGAAGGTCAAATCGTTTGAAGGCTTATCGCCCGTTACGCTTTGATAGACGATGTTAAGAAGGCGTTTTACGGCACTACCCAACATCATGGTTTGAAGCTTCTTGACCGAATCGTAGTAATTACGAATATCGCTTTCGCCAGTCGAGTTAAGCCCTGCAGGGGATTGCCCAAACAAGCGCACAAGTGGCACGCCTAAGCCCCCTGAAATCTGCTCGCCTAACTGCAAGAGAACTTCAGGGATACCAGTAAAGGTATAAGAGAAGGTCTGGAACTCGTCCTCGGTGTCGCCTACGGTAATGCCTTCGATGTTCTGAAACTGGCGGACGATATCCATTTGGTTCAAGAACCCCTTTCGGGCTTGCTCGTTAGTCAAGATCTGGCGCAACTGCTTAACCTTGTAATAACGTAAATAAGCCTTAGCGATTAATTGCACCGAGCCTTGTGTGGCTAGGTCAAAGCCCTTGATGTTGTTATAGATCGGCTCAAGTACACTCGCGCCCCAACCTTGATAAGCTCGGCGAATGTTGTACGGAACTTTTCGACCCTCTAAGCGGATTACACGGCTATAGTGAATCTTCTTATCGATATCGAGTTCAAGATCACTATTCACAACGTTGTAATAAATCGGTTCGCCGAAATGCTCGCCCAACTCTTGGACTGGTTCGGCTAATGAGATATCCAACTGCCAACGATCGTAAACGTACAACCCACGGCACGAGCCTTGAGGGATATAAGTAAGAGGCGTAGAGAGGTCTTGCCCATCGATCATGATCACGGCAATAGCTCCACCATAGAGGCGCGACCACTTAATAGCGTCATTAAGCTTCTCGAAAACACCGTACTCCGAAATAACGCGTTCCATCGCGTCAACGATTTCGGGGGCATCGTGCTTGATCGTAATGCCTTCGCGTGTCATATCTTCGGCGATCGTGTCCACGGCAACGCCACACAACCAAGAGGACTGATAAGCCCACTCTAATTCTTGACGGTTAAGGCTCGTAAACTGAGGGCGGTAATTTGTCGCGCTAAAGGTATTGAGCTGATCGCCCCCAATGCGCAAAAGAGGATTACTCACTCCGTCCGCCAACTTTCGCATATTGCGCGCCGTAGAGTTCGCTCGCACCTGTTGATTTCGTCTTGTCATAGGTTAGCCATCTGTTCCCAATAAATGTTTTCGGGGTTCGTTATGTAGCCGTCTAGGGCGTAGCGGATTGCGTCTATACAGTGATTGTGCTTGTCGACTAAGATCGGCAACACCTCGCCCGTTACCTTATCCACCTTGTACGAATAAAGTCGGAACTCGTCCGCCGTGTGCTTACATCGCGGATCGATAATGATCTCTTCAAACGACTTCAGATAGGCGATGCCGTCCTCGATTGAGCCTTGCCACTTCTTGGCCGCCGATATGTCGTAGCCGTGTCGATGGGCTAAGTAGCTAATCGTTTCGGGGCGCGCGCTATCCGCTTTAAGCGGCCACTTTCTCGATAGTGGAACGGTATCGAATAACGCTGGAATTTCGTCCAACTCAACGCCCGTGCCGTAGGCTTCATACTCGATATACAACTTGCGATCGATAATGAAACAACGGACTAACGCCGTTGGGTCTGTAGCAAAGCCCCAATCCGCGCCGAAGAACAATCGATTAGCCTGTGTCCACAAGTCCTCGGGGATAGGCTCGATCTTGTACTTACCCCTAAAGACCTGCGCTTGGCTTACCGTTAATGGGAAACCCTCCCACACGTGCAAGTACTTTTCGAAGTCGTGCTGCTTGTCGTACTCCATTTCCTTACGCAACACTTCAGGGAAATACGGATTTTCCGTATAGTTCACCTTCTGCACGTAAGCGTCAGGCGGTGGCGCGTCTAAGAACTTGTTCGTTGGATCGTCAACCGTTAAGGGGTTAAACGTTAACCAAAGCTCCGAAGAGGGCTTGCGGATCGTAGGAATAAGGACGTCCCACGATTTTTGAGAAACGCTAGAGGCTTCTTCGACCCAACAAATATCAATACCCTCTTTAGATCGAATGGAGTTCTCATTGCGCAATAAGCCCGAAAAAATGAACTTACTGCCTGTTCGCTCATTCACGATCTCGGCTTCTTTAAACGTGAAATGGTCGGATACCCCTAGCTTTTCCGCCATATCCTTCAAGATCTGATAACTAGAATCTCGAATGGAATTCTGTACCTCACGGCAACATAAAATACGAACGCACCCGTAATCTGCGATTAGCAGCAGCGCACGAGCAACAGCCCAGGACTTTCCAGAACCGCGACCGCCATAGAACACTTTGTAGCGGTGAGGCTTAAAAAGCTCTGAAAACAATTCGTTCATTTTTGTTTGCCTGAAAGTCGGTTTAACTCTGCATAAATTCCTACTAGACCCTGCGGCGCCTCGCCCTTTTGGGTTATCTCGGCTTTAAGCTCGGTTTTTTCCGTCCAACCACCTTGCGTCTTTAAGAAAAAGATTTGTGCCGTAACGTTCCCTGCCTTACATTGCTCAAAAAGAAGGTTTGACACTTGGGCAATACCTTTCGCCTTCCCCCTTTTTATAGCACCCTCAAAATCCTTAGATTCTCGTCTTCGGCTCTCTAAAGTTGAAAGTGATATTCCCAGAGCTTCGGCAATCTGTTGAAACGTCAGCCCGCGCGAGGCGAGGGTTTCTACCCTACGCAAATCTATTTGTATTTTTTGTCTAGGCATTCTTCGCTCCAGAAATCAATTACTCGGCGTCTTCGCCTTCTGGCAAAAGATATCTTTCTGGGATATCTACCTCAATTTCTCCACACCACTCTGCGGCCTTCTTTGGGTCGCCCTTTACAAACACGAGGACGTTCTGGTGTGTTTTGCACAGTTTTCTAGACCCGATAAACGGCTTCGAGCAACGAATTGCGGCCGTGGCAACTGCGTTAGCAAGTATCGCCTCGTTGTAATACTTAAGCCCTGAAGATCTAAACGCCTCAATGGTGTCCGCAACAAAGTTGTAATATCCGCCGTCCTTACTTCGGACTTCTCCAACAACAAAAACGGCAAAGCGATCTTCTTTTAGAAGTGAACACGCCTTCTTGATAATGTCGAAATAGGCTTCCTTGAACTCTGAGTATTCGAGCGTGGATAAGTCTTTGGGGTCGTCGCTATAGACCTCAAGATCAGCATACGGTGGGCAAGAAAAGACCAAGTCGGCGGATACGTCTTTGCACGTTTCACTAATAAAACGGCTGTCTCCGCATATGTATGCAGGCGGATAATCATCGTCTGAACATATTTCGGACACTTGCTTTTTGTTTTCTTCGACTTGCTCTTTTCGGAGTTCGCAACCGATATACTGTCGGTTTAACTTAGAGGCAATAACTCCTCTAACGCTTCCACCTGCAAATGGGTCTAAAACCGTAGCCCCCTCGTGGGTAAACCAACGGTAGACGAGTTCACACAAAACGGGGTCAAAAATACTTGTTGTGGATAGAGAACCATACTGATCAAACTTAATTAGGTTGTCTGAAAACGTTAGATTTTCGCTTCGCCCTAGTTCGCTTTTAATGCCGTAGGTATTAAGCCAAAACCGCTTTCGTTCCACCCAATCGCCAGCTCTAGAATTTAGAATTGAAAATGGGGGAAATAAAAATTTATCGCTTAATGCTCCGTTGGTTT